TGGGCGTTTCTTCTTCAAAACTGAAGAAAGCACTTTGTTATGCTCTGCATTATGAAAGTCTCTAGTAATAAAAATAAATTTACCCGGCACATTAAAGCTATCGATACTATGTTCTATCAGTGTTTTTCCTGCGACCTCGATCAAAGGTTTAGGTAGGGTATAACCTTCCTTTTGAAATCTAGATCCTAACCCAACCATTGGAATTATTATATTCATGTTATACAAATACCGTTGTAGAGTTTATTTTTAAAATAGTTTGTTTAATTTCTTCCGTGTAAACTCCCCCACGTAATACAACGATAGGTGATTCTAGATTGACTAAGCACTCCGGAGACTTAATAAGAAATTTGGTTCCGTACATTCTTTTATTTTGTTTTTGTTTATCGTTATCTAAAATACATTCTAATAAATTTGATTCTAATCCGAGATTTAATAAAACTAAGGAAAACATATGTGCTCCAAACAAATAAAACTTTTTGTCCTTTATTTTATTAGAAATCTCAGAAACTTCGTTGTGTAAATTATCTACATATTTAACAAACAATTCTTTTATATAAGAAAAATCAGGCTTTACAGGTTTTTTAATCTTTTCTTTCACCGCTTTTACAAAAATAGAGTGTTCTTCGATGATTTTATGTTCGATTTTAAAATCTGTTTTGTTTAGCAAGTACTCTAAAACATTGTCATCTATATAAAAAGTATGTTCAAAACTTAAAGTGTTGGCAGAATTATTTTCCAACCCATATTTCATATTAGGTATAGAAATGTACTGATAATCACCGTAATTTAAAAGATCATTAATTTTATTAAGAAATTTAATAGGATCATAAGTATGTTCAATGCAATGAGAGTGCGCTATAATATTAAATTTTTTATCAAATTTATAATTTTCAAAAAATCCTTGTGTAAATTTAAATCGAGAATCACTGATGGTTGATTTGTTTGACGGTTCTATAATTTCGTATTCGAAATTTTTATCGGTTTCACAAAAATGTTCGGCAAGTTTTCCACTGCCCCCTCCAATTTCTAATATTTTTGAATTAGGCTCTAGATTAATAAAATTAAAAAATTTCTTATGATGTTCGGTCCAGATTTTCCCAATCACTCCGGTACTATGATAGTTAGAATAAATTATATCTGGATCTAGTAAATTAATTAATTGAATTTGACCTAAAGATGAAGATCCCCAAACCATATCTTCAAATTGATCTGTAGATTGATCTAGAGAATCTGTAGAAGTAATACGAATAGGAAATTTTTCAAAAGTGAAGACATGTTCGATATTGTCGCTATCGGATAATATGCATTTTTTCCTTTGTATTATTTCCATAGTTACTTAATAATTGCAACAAAATGATTATTTGGAAATTGTACTCCGTACTTTGCCAATGCTTTTTCTGCCGCTACTCTAGGAGAGGATCCAATCCAGCAGTCGTCACCGGTCATCATGCCACCTTTTTTCATTTTTGGTAGCCAAGCTTCAATATCTTGAATCACTAATTCAGTTTCGTGTGCAGCGTCAATCATAAGAAAATCTACACTATTGTCATCAAACAACGAAGCAGCATCAACGCTATCAATTCTAAGATGATGGAATTTCCCCCAAACCGGTTTCATGTTTTTGACAAAGGTCTGATACAGTGTACCATTTATAACCGTTTCATCTTGGCATTCTGCGCCTTCTTGATGTTCACTACTGCCCATCCAGGTATCAATACATGTAACAGAAATATTTTTTCCGCTGTTTAGTGCTTCAACAGTTAAAAAGGCACTACTTCTTCCTTTCCATGATCCTATTTCTACAAAAACTGCGCCATCTTGTGCTTCCTGAACAGCCTGTTTATAAAGCCATTCATAACTAAACCACCCATCGATATTTTGATAAAAGTGTTCCATTTATTCTCCTTTAAGAATTGTTAAGTCAGTCTGATTCCGGAAATAATATTCTAGTTTGTTATCAGTAGTTCCGGAATGTGTAAAAGTATTGAAAATTATTTTAATCCCGGAAGATAATCTTTGATTTGTGCAGTTGCATTGGGAATAATATAGTCTTTCCATCTTTCTTTATTTTTTAAAATGGTTTCTGGAAAATATTCATCTATAACTATATATTCAAATCTTTCGTCGCAATTAGAGTCGAGGCCTCTTTTATGCTTGATAAAATCGTCCGTTGATACCTTATCAGCTAGGTGAATTGACTCTTGATGTGCAAAATTTCGTAGTTTGTTTGCAGCATGTTCAGAATTTCCAAAATAAGTAAAATGCCATCCTCCGTGTGGTATTGTGCAAATATCATTGTTAACATAATCGTAAGGCATAGAACTGAATTGATGTGTCATATTTCTTAAAGTTTGTGGAGAATATCCTAAGCCTGCTCGTACGGCTACATGATTAATCCAAAAGGCATTAGGATGAATCATCATGTAGTTAAGTTTAAAATAAAATATAGGGCATCTACACGTATAAAGTTTAAATTCACTATTTCTTATAATATTGAACGCATTAGCTCTCATTATTTCATCCGCGTCAGAGATTATTACGATATCATTAGCTTCTGTACCAGTTAATCCCCTGGAAAGCGCTTCTCTTTGAAAATTTTCAGGAACCCATGCATTAGGATGTGTAGGCATATCATCTACTTTGATATGAATAATTTTGTCGTGGAAATTTTTAAATCTATCCCAATTTTCTTGTAAAAAATATGGTTTATCTCTTCCTTGATGTGTTTTGCTAGCTTCGGCGATAACAAAATGATCAACGTGATCATAATGCTCGGAGAGACGCAGTTCTAGAATATCAAGCTCGTTATAAAACGTAAAACAGTCATAAATTTTCATTTTTTTTCTTTTTATTGATTGACATGTTTTAAAGAATTAAGTTTTTTACATGACAATTTCTTAATTGCTGGAAAACGTGTTCATATTGTAACGCCTCTTGAATCGCATGTCTAGTGGCTGCAAAGTCTTGTGCGTTCATTTCTTTACCTTCAATAACGATACATTTTGGATTACATCGTATATGGCTAGTTGGAACTATCCTTCGACTCCATTCCATGTCACTTGCAACATATCCTACATATGCTTCATCTTGTGGATCTTTTAAATATCTAGTTCTCTTAATACAGAAATAGTTTCCCTGTATAGGCATAAATTGTTCTAAACCTTCTACATCATAGGGTATCATACAAATATGAGGAAGTCCGGGATATTGTTGTACTCTCCATCCACTTGTTCTCATTCCATTTTGCTGTATTGTTTGATGATGACAAATATCCCAATGAGTTCCAAATTCTTTAAATCCATTATACCAATCTTTATCAAAAATTATATAATCATGAAAAACAACACAAATTTCGTATTTTGCTGCTAATACAGAAATATTCTTTTTCCTAGTTATCCAACGGATATTAGTGTGTTCGTCGAATGGTATATGTTTAACGATATCATTTAATTCAATCGAGGTAGTATCTCCGCCACAAATAATAATTTCATATTCAGGAATGTTTAAATTGGTTATGCTATCAATACAGCGCTGGACTATATGATCTGTTTGTCCTCCGGTCTGGACACAAAAAGAAATTCCTGTCATTTAATTTACTCCTTGAAATTTTTCTATATTTATTATAAGATTTTTTACTATAGATGTTTTATTTGCCGTAATCAGGAAATTCTACCATAATGGAACTAAGAGAATGTGAATATGCCTCTTTATATTTTTCTTCAATATGAGTATGATCAGTAAGCTCTACAACACGCATAGTTTTGCACATTGATCTAAATGCTTGTGAAAAATTTCCCTTGTGTTGATCTTGAGGGTCCACTGGATTTTCAGATCCAACTGCAACACGAATTATTACCTTGGGTTGGCAAGTTTCGTTCATTAATGGCATCTTATCAAGATGATTAATAATTTGATCCGCAGCACATAGTAAAAAATTCCAACGAGGAACTATACTAATGGGAACATAGCCGTTAAGTGCTAACCCTGTACTGACTCCGATTTGCAAATTTTCTGCCACTGGAAATTCTAATTTTTTACTATCAGGAACCTCCGTGAGGCTTTCATAACATCCTGTACCTGCGTAAGACACTGCTTGACCTAAAAAAATAGTGTCATTTTGCTCTGCTAACCAATTCATTGCTCTTTTTAAAGCATTATTATATTCTTGAGTAGTTGCCATTATTGTCCTTTATTTGTTTCAAAACTGAACTCGCACTCCGGCTCCTGCATGAGGATATTTTTGATTTTTGTATTTGTAATATATAAGATGAGAGCTCTCGTAGTACTGTAAATCCTGTTCAGGCAGATACCATTTATGAGATCCCCATACTTCGTGAGTAGGGGTCATTACGCTAAGTTCATTATCTTCTACAACAAATGTGATTGGTAAATTTTGAGCGACTGCATAACGATAAGCTTCGCTCCATGCGCCGGTTTCTGCGCTCATATCTCCAACCCAACACCATACGTGCTCATTACTGGCTTTAAGTTTAGCTGCTAAGGCAAGCCCTGTTGCAATGCTAGGAATTCCTCCAACTATACTGGAACAGATAAACTTGTATTCGGGCAAATTCATAACCATACTCTTGCCCTGTATGATTTTTTCTTTAAGCAAATCTGCCGGAATACCTTTAAGCAATGCTTGATAGTGATTCCTCCAAGTACAGCATACCCAATCTTTTTCACAATCAATTTTTTCAAAAACGTTCATGATGTTTTCTTCATTATTTGCGTATAGATGAATTGGAGCTCTAATTTTAGCGGCATTAAAAAGATTGCCTATCTCAGTTTCAAAATTGATTAAGTCTGCTTTATTCATAATTTGCTCTCTTTAAAAACTTCTTAATACCACTGTGCAATGTTTCTTTCGGGCTCCATTGATACTTTTGTCTTATATATTCAATATTGGCTTGCCAGATCAAAGGCGTTACAAATGTATCAACGACGGTAACTTTACCGTCGCGCCCAGTAACAGTTTTAAATGCAGTAAGTAACTGTTGGTTACTGATTTGTATTCCTGAACTAATGTTGATTATTTCTCCAGGAATCCGTTTGTTGCTGTGAATTATTATATCCAAAGCTTCGATAAAATCATCTATATAGCAAAAATCATGAACTCCTTGGACCAACGTCATAGGTTCATCAAGTATAAAAGACCTCCATAGTGACGGAAATAATCTATGGGATGTGTCTCCAGGACCATACGGACTATATGGACGCACTATAATTATGTCTAAATTATACAAGATTGCATAAGACTGGCACAGAACAGTAGCAGCAGCTTTGGTTCCTGCATATATATTTTCAGGTTTTAAAACATCTGTTTCACTCGTGGCTTTATCATAAGTTCCGTATTCTGAGCTTGATCCCAATTGTATCATTTTAGTTAACGGATTTTTTTTTACATATTCCAGACATTTACGAACTAAGTCTACATTAGTTTCAAACATGACATCACTATTGTAAATCTCAGCAGCACAATTAATAATTAGATCAGGATCAAACTTATGTATTTCATCAGAGATGTTCATGCCTTTACGGAATTCAAAAATCGTATAATTTTTATAAAACTTAACAAGATTCTTTCCTATAAACCCCGAACTACCAGTGATAAAAATTTTCATTGATATATACTCATAAATTAGCTATGTGGATTTAATTTAGTTGTTGTTCTTAAATATATTATATTTGTATGTCTTTTTATAAGTTTTGCAACTATTGGATTATGTAATCTTTATAATAGTTTGCTAATTGAATCCGGGTTTCTAAATTCGTTGCAGGCCAATGTATTAACCAATCGCCAAACTGCCAATTTCCGTCAAAATCTAACCTGTCACGATGTACTGCATACTGTCTATATAATTTATAATTAAAACCATTCATGTATCTTTGCGGCATAAGTTTTACTATATTTCTATACTTTTCTGCAACTTGCAAATCTCTACCAAAAGGCCATCCCGGCAGCCCAGTTCCAGGGAATCCCAAAAGATTACACATAGCCCATTGTTCATGGTCCCAATGCTGAACTGCCTCGTCTTGTATCGAAATAATGTCGTCGATAAATCCTCTACCTTCGGGCGTATTGCGAACCAAATAACTATCAGCATTAATACCATTAATGTCTACACTAACAATAAAATGATAGTTATTGTTAATGCGATCTTCAATGCGTGTTGAAAAATTCGTGATCATTGTGTCAGTACCGGTCCACCAAACCCATTCGTATTCTGGATGATTTTCAAGAATATGTTTGGTAAAATGAATTTTTTCTAATCCAACTCCATAGACGCCAATAAAATCGTCTGTTTTACAATGTGCTCCATACCCGTGAATGGCTGCATACATCAACCTGTTTTGATCCCAGGTTAAATCGGCAAGTGGTTGATATTTTTCATTATGAAATGTAATAAGTGCGTGCATGTTAATCCTTTAGAAATAAAATCCGTTGACCCGAGGAAACCACGTATCACCGTAGCCGCCATGTGGAGTTCGTGTGCGCTCATAATCTTTACGAACTTCACATTGATAACTTTTGCCTAATCCAATAGCGATACTCAGTGCAACACTTTGATTTCCAATAAATTGCTCACATCCTTGAATGACTTGTGCCAATTCTAATAAATTTTTTGTTGGATAGTAATCAATTTTGGTGTTAAATAAATTTTCAAAATCAGAATGCTCTTCTCTAGAACCTGTGAATACACCGTAATCACACAATCCATTTTTGACCCATGTATACCATTCTTCGCTGGGCGTAACGCCGTGATGATGCCTGGAAGTGCGGTTCACTACATATAATTTTCCAGGAATCTTAATAGGGTCAACCGGAGTTAACCAAGGGTCAATTAATAATTGCTTGCGTATCGCAGGATCATGAATGTTCATTCCCATTGTTAATGCATAGCATTCCGTTTGATTTCCTTGCCAACCTTTAACGAGATGCATTTTCCAATGATCTAATAGTTGAATATGGTCATCCTGCTGACCGTTCCAAACTGCCACTTCATGCAAATAATCTTGTGCATCTAGCAAAGGTTTAATACTTTCGTAATCATTTTGTGTGTATCTACCAACAGCTGAGCCAGCACTTGGCCACCCAATCACAGTTTTACAAAAATTATCGAGCGCATCTAATTTTACATATAAATTACCTCCGCCTAACATTTTCATTAGACACAGGCTATATATAGTATCGCCAAATGTTCCCATAGTAGTAAAGTTTTTCACTGTCATTTATTTTCCTTTTTATTAATTGTATAGTTTATGATATTTATTGGGTATTTGCAATAGCAAATTATTTTACAACCGCACGTCTCTGCAACATTTTGTAATAATAAACTCTCGATCTACTTATTCCACAATGGTTGAATTGTTTTCCAAAGTAGTGATAGATACCAATCATTTAGGTTTTTTATTTTGTGCTATATAAATAATTATGTATGTATTTATTTCATTAGATTGGGAAACTATGCAAAATGTATAAAGCATTTTTTGTTTTTTCAAAATGTATAAAGATTGACAATAGACAAAAAAATCTATAACATAAAAGATTATCTACAGTTTTTTAATTAGTAGTAAATTATAAAAAATAAGGAAAAAAATGAAAGAGATTTTAGATCAAGTTCGAAGTTATATCGAAGAAGAACAAAAAAAGAAAATTTGGGTAGCAGGAAAAGATTTTGTCAATTACGCCGGCGCGTTATTTGATTCTTCTGAGTATGTGGCAGGAGTCGAGGCCTTACTGAAGGGCTGGTTAGTGATGGGGAATTGCGGAGTAAGATTTGAAAACGTATTTCCTAAACAGTTCGGCAAAAAACTAGGAATATTAACCAACAGCGGATCTTCTGCTAATCTTTTAATGATGGCATCTTTGACCAGTAAAAGAGGTTATAACTTTCCTAAAGGTACAAAGGTGTTAATGCCTATTGCAGGGTTTCCTACCACTTTGAATCCCACATTGCAGATGGGCTTTGAACCAGTATTTTTAGATATCGAAGTTAAAACGTTAAATGTTGATTTGACCAAAGCTGAAGAACTAATCAAAAAACACAATATCAAGGTCTTTACATTTGCGCATGTGTTGGGCAATCCTCCTAACATGGATGACGTTATGGCACTGGTTAAAAAGTATGATATGGTTCTTCTTGAAGATTGCTGCGACGGTCTAGGAACAACGTACGACGGGCAGCCATTAGGAAGTTTTGGGTTCATGGCATCTTGCAGTTTTTATCCTGCACACCATATGACCATGGGAGAAGGCGGCTTTGTTGCAACCAGCGATCCTAATCAGCATAATATTATACGTAGCTTTCGTGAATGGGGACGTGGATGTTATTGTGTAGGGGCCAAGGCAAATAAACTCAAGAACGGAACCTGTAACAAAAGATTTAACGAATGGATTCCAGAAATGCCTGGAGAAATATTTGATCACAAGTATGTTTACGATGAAATTGGTTTTAATTTGAAACCTATAGAACTACAAGCCGCTATAGGATTAGAACAAATTAAAAAACTTCCTCTAATTCATAATTTAAGACAGCGAAACTATCAATTGTTGTTTAATATCTATGAAAAATATGAAGAATTCTTTTATCTTCCAAGAGCACAAGAAAAAAGCGATCCCAGTTGGTTTGCTTTTCCTCTTACCATACGTGAAAATGCTCCATTCAATCGTACACAATTAGTTGACTTTTTAGAGGAAAATTTAATTCAAACTCGCCCTTACTTTGCTGGAAATATTATGTTGCAGCCGGCATATAGTCATCTGATGAATCCCGTTCAAGCAAGAGATAATTTCCCTGTCGCCACTTATACTATGACACATACTTTCTTTCATGGAACCAGTCCGGTAATAAGTCCAGAGCAAATTGCTTACATTGGTGAAATAGTTGATAAATTTATGAAATCATATGTTTAGTGGAATGAGTCATATAGGGTTCATTCCAAACTGAACAGTATAGATCGGGATTAAAAATTAAAAAAAGGATCAGTAATGAAGGTAGTTTATATTACAGGATGTTTAGGATTTATAGGTTACCACGTAACTAAGGCTTGTCTTGAACAGGGCTGGTATGTTCGAGGAATTGATAAAGGAACTTATGCGGCTAACTGGAATTTACTGCCAGAACTCTTAAATTATGATCGTTTTATATTTGAAGAAAAAGACATAAATGACATTGATGTTATTTACGAATGTGATTATGTTATAAATACCGCGGCAGAGACTCATGTAGACAATTCTATTGCATCGAGTGATGTTTTTGTTCGTAGTAACATCGGTGGAGTTCATCATCTTTTAAATTTAATTAAAGAAAAACATAAATTTCGTATGCCTACGCTTTTGCATTTTTCTACAGATGAAGTGTACGGCGATTTAGTCGAAGGAGCTCATACCGAAAACGATCTATTGAAACCAAGTAACCCATATTCCGCAACCAAAGCAGCGGCTGACATGTTGATTGGCGCTTGGGCTAGAACTTATAAAATTCCATATGTGATTGTTCGCCCTACTAATAACTATGGAATAGGTCAGTATACAGAAAAATTTATTCCTCATACTATTAAATATCTTAATTTAGGAAAGTCTGCTCCTTTGCACGATAAGGGAATGCCTTATAGGACTTGGTTACATGCTAGCGATACTGCCTCGGCAATAATTACTATTATACATTCAGGAGTAACCAATGAGATTTATAATATATCAGGAAATTTTGAAGAACAAAATATTGTCGTTGCTAACAAGATTGTTAAATTAATGGGATTAACAGGATCGCCTGAACAATATTTAGATCTAAATATAACACGTCCGGGTCAAGACGTTCGCTATGCAGTCAACGATTCTAAATTACAATTACTAGGGTGGAAGCCTAAAGCAAATTTTGATTTTGAACTTAAACTAATTGTCGAATATTATAAAGAAAATTTTATATGGTGATAAACAATGTTTAGAAATCTTTTAATAATACTCCGTACTTGCAGCACAGTAAACATGTTGCACGACCCCGGAAATGGCAGATATATCAAATAATGAATAAATTAATTATATTTGATTTAGACGGAGTCCTAATTGAAAGTAGAGATTTGCATTTTTATGCTCTTAATTCTGCTTTAGAAAAAGTCGGAGCAAAATATGTAATTTCTCGAGAAGAACATTTGAGCTATTATGACGGGTTAAGCACCACTAAAAAATTAGAAATGCTTTCTGAACGCAAAGAATTAGAGAAATTTTATTTTAATCAAATATGGCAAGACAAACAAACTGCAACTTTTGACTTAATTAAAAAATTTTCCAAGGATCAAAAGTTAATAGAAATATTCTCTAATTTAAAAAAACAAGATTTTAAAATTGCTGTAGCTAGCAATAGTATAAGAGAAACAATCAAATTATCACTTTTAAGTATAGGCATAATAGAATTTGTAGATTATTTTGTTAGCAATGAAGATGTCAAGCGTGCCAAACCCTACCCAGAAATGTACTGGAAGTGCATGACAGAATGCAACAGCCTTCCAAAAAACACAGTAATTATTGAAGATAGTCATATTGGTCGTCAAGGAGCATTAGATAGCGGAGCCTATTTGATTCCTGTAATCGATACCGCTGATCTAACAAATGAAAAAATACAAGAAGCTATAGATATTTTAAATGTAGTTGATAGGAACAGGGTTCCCTGGAGAAATAAAAAAATGAATGTATTAATTCCTATGGCGGGAGCAGGCAGTAGATTTGCTCATGCAGGTTATACATTTCCTAAACCATTGATCGAGGTTAACGGAAAACCTATGATTGAAGTTGTAGTAAATAATCTCAATTTAGAATCTCATTATATTTTCTTAGTTCAAAAAGAACACTACAAAAAGTATAACTTAAAATATCTATTAAATCTAATAGCGCCAAACTGTGATATCGTACAAATAGATGGAGTTACAGAAGGAGCAGCATGCACAACCTTACTTGCTAAAGATTTAATTAATAATAATGATCCATTGTTGATAGCAAATAGTGATCAGTATGTAGAATGGAACAGCAACGAATGTATGTATGCATTTTCAGCTGATAATATAGATGGGGGTATTTTAACTTTTAAATCTCATCATCCTAAATGGAGTTATGCTCAAACTGGTAAAGATGGTTTTGTTTCTGAAGTGGCCGAGAAAAAAGTTATAAGTAACGATGCCACAGTGGGAATTTATTATTGGACCAAAGGAAGCGATTATGTCAAATATGCAGAACAAATGATACAAAAAAATATCCGTGTCAATAATGAATTTTATGTTTGTCCTGTATATAATGAAGCAATACAAGATAATAAAAAAATTAGAATTAAACAGATTGATAAAATGTGGGGGCTTGGAACTCCTGAAGATTTAAATTATTTTTTAAAAAATTATAATTTATAAAAATAAAATCGAGGATAAAATGCAGTTAATAGCACACAGAGGTCTTACTCAAGGCCCGGACAAAAATATTGAGAATCATCCAGAACAAATTGCAAAAGCAATTAATCAAGGATTTGATTGTGAAATTGATCTACGAATTATCGGATCTAAATTAATGCTAGGACACGATGATGCTCAGTATGTAATAAACAAAAATTTTTTATCAGACCATAGTGAAAAACTTTGGATACATGCTAAAAATTTACAAGCATTACATTGGTTAACCAATGAAGATGATTTAAACTTTTTTTGGCATCAAGAAGATGATTTTGTGATAACAAGTAAAAAATATATATGGACTTATCCTGGAAAAGAATTAACAAACAAAAGTATCATGGTGATGCCAGAATGGCATGATCCATCTTTTGAAAATTTAAATGTAAATTGTTTTGGAATTTGCAGTGATTATGTAGAAAATATTAAAAGAATTCTGGATTAATATATGCTGTAATAAGATCTTAATGATGCCTCTTATAAATACTACGTCATTGTGAGGTTTACCATGGACACACGCATCTTATTCATTCTCAAACGCCGAGAAGATTTTATTCCCATCAAACACAGTCCATTGGGTCTTAGTACAGGACTTTATAATTCTGCCAAATTCATGCAGGAAATGTTGGTAAATTCCGGAGTCGATGCTGAGATAGAAGTAGCTATCGATAATAACTGCATAGATAGACTAGTTTCACGACACAAACCCACGCACGTTATACTGGAAGCATTGTGGGTGGTTCCTTCAAAATTTGCAGTTTTAACCAAACTGCATCCAACGGTAAAATGGATAGTTCGTTTGCACAGTGAACTTCCTTTCATGTCCGGCGAAGGAATAGCCATGGATTGGTTGGGTGATTACTCAGACTTTGCTAACATTGTAATAGGAATTAATGCTCCTAGAATGCTAGGCGAAATACGGGAATATTTAAAAACACGCAATAACTGGTGCAAAGAACAAACCGAATCCCGAGTAATTTATATGCCCAATTATTATCCGCAAGACTATAAGCATAAAAGTTACAGGCGTGACAAGTATTGGATAGACGTTGCCTGTTTTGGCGCGGTTCGTTTGTTGAAAAATCATTTGCTACAGGCCTTTGCCTCAATCAAATTTGCCAACCGAATTGGTAAGCAATTGAGATTTCATATCAATGGCGGGCGAATCGAAATGAAGGGTGATCCTGTTCTGCATAATCTTTATGGATCGTTTCAACAGTTGCATGAATACAATCATCAATTGATCACTCATGAATGGACACCGAGAGAAGAATTTTTGAAAACATGCGCCAGCATGGATATGGGTTTACAATGCAATTTCAGCGAAACCTTTAATATTGTCAGTGCAGATCTAATCAGTCAAGGAGTGCCTATAATTGGAACTAAGGAAATTCCTTGGTCCAGTAGATTTTTCAATGCTGATCCTACCAACAGCGATCAACTGGCCGACGTCATGTACAGAACCTATCAATTTCCACAGATCAACGTATTTTTAAATCAACGCAATTTAAATAACTACACAGAAAGAACCAATAAAATTTGGGTAAATATGTTCAACAAAGGATAAGTCTATGAAATATCATGTCAAAACACACAAATGGGATGAAGGACATTTATCCACTAGAGTCTATCTTTTCCATACCGTTGAAGAAGCGTTGGCCTTCCTTGAACTAAAAGAGTTCTTTTCGGCAAAGATCTTTAATGAAATTGGAGAATTAATCCATTCGTTGGGACATCATCATGTGCACGACGGCGGTCCTTACTGTTAACGTATTTCCGGAAACATCACTTCCTCAACATAACTGAGTGCATCATCTTCGCTGAGTCCTAGGCTCTGCATCACTCTAGGATTATGAGGATTTTGTTTTTGATAGTGGCAATAGCGATTCTGTTCTGCTGTATAGTTCTTACCAGGTCGCATGGTGGCTCCTACATTATCTAGATAATATTCTAAATTAATCAAAGACACTGAGATAAGTTGATTTATTTCTGTTTCACTATTCATGGCTCCGGCAGCTATCATGGCAGGACTAAAAATTTTTAGAGCCCAATCCGGAAGCTGTCTAGGTTTTTTCCAGTTCAAGTCAGTTGCTCGTTGATCAAACCATTTGATCATAAAATGATCCGGATTGCCAGCGCTGGAAAAATCATGGAACGCTCCACTGATCCTGCTAGGTCCCGCGATGATGTCTAATCCAAATATGGGGCTGGGGTCGTTTATGTGCGGAAAAATACAACAGTGCATCATTAGAAGATTTTTTTCTTCTCTGGCATCTACGATATTGAGATGCGCTCTACGATAATTGTCGCCTATGAAAACCAAATCATTCCAGGGAAATCTTTGATCATTGTGATCCAATCTTATGCCTGTGGAATTGAGACGCGCCAGCAACTCGTTTGAAAAATTTTCTACTTTATCAAATATCAAACTGGTTGTCATATTCTTCCATCATCTTGATTGCCCATTTAAATGCTGTATTAGCTTCGTCTGCCATGGTGTCATTGAGTTTTTCTCTAATGGCTATTTTTAATTCTTCCGGCCGAGTAAATTCCAAACTGAGATGACTGAATGGTAAAATCTTTTTAATCATCTGACCGCCGTGCAAATCACCCATATGCCATGTATATAAATGTGCCATGATACGTGACTTGTCAGGGTATAGATTCATGATATATTGATAATATTCGATAACACTTTTTTTGTAATAGGTGGCCGTTTCGGCCTTTGCCATGACTTTATAATCTTCCAACAATAGGAATGTTCTCTTTAACTCATTCATTCCTAATAATAAATTTACCGCGCTAGCAGAACTTTCTATGGCATTATAAAATAATGTTTTTTGATAAGTCCAATCGGCCCATATCGATTGAGTCATGCGACCTTGAAATGCCGCTTTCATAAATTTGGTTTTTTCTGCGGCAGTATGGCTGTCTTTGGTTAAATCTTTCAAACTCATTCTGATTCCACCTTGATTTGCAAAGGATGACCATTTTCTCTAGCTACACCAGTGGCTTCAATTCCTTTTTGTTCTGCTATTTCGTAGTTGTAAATTCCAGCTACAGCAGAACCTTCGTTGTGAATCTGCAAGGTCAAAGACATGGCTTGAGATTCGGAATGTCTAAAAATCTGCATCAATATAGCCACCACAAAATCCATGGGAGTATAATCGTCATTGAGCACAACTACCTTGTATTTTTTGGGTTCTTTGATACGATTTTTTACACTGTCTTTTTTCTTTACCTCAACGTCGGTCATGTGTACTCCGTTTTTTTGATTTGATATAGAAAGAGAGTGGAGTTATCTCCACTCTCTCCGCAACGATTAAAGAGCTTTAATCTTAAGTAAACGAGGCTTTAAAGAGTCAGGAACTACTCGATCAATTCTGATACTGAGTACACCATTTTTAATGGTTCCTTCGCGTACCTCTAGATGCTCCGCAAGCGGAAACACTCTGGTAAAGTTACGCCCAGCCAGTCCGCGATGAATATATTGGACCTCGTCTTCCTTGTCGCTTTTAATTTCACCCTTCACGATCAACTGATTTTGGTCGATTTCAACGGAAATTTCCGCTGGATCAAACCCGGTAACGGCAACTTGGATCTCGTAAGTATCCTTGTCAACTTTTAAAATATTATACGGCGGATAGCTACTGTTAATTTGATTAGCAAAACGATGTTCGAAATCAGTAAACAAATGGTCAAAACCCAGCAATGCCTTGTTTAGCATGTTCAAAGTATTAGTGTCAAAACGAACTAACTGATTCATATTAATCTCCTTTAATAAGTAAGTTGAATCAAATGGGCCCTATGCCCGTGTGTGTAAAATCCGTATAGGTCTTTTACAACATTATTTATTATAATTGAAAAAACACCGTGCAGTCAAGTGATTAAGTATTTTTAATTAACAATATTCTAGCATGATTTAGCTTTTGCACGATTCTGCGACTCATGTCTTCCATCACTTGTTGGTAATCTTTGCCCTGAGCTATTTTTTTAAGGGCCAGTTTGTATTCATATGCTTTTACCTGCATGGCCCATTCCTCAAAAGATTGTCCAGCGTTGAATTTCATAGATGACTAAAAATCATGACCATCTCAAGGCAAATATTACAGCATCTTGAGGATTTTTAAATCTAAAAGCAAATCCTTCCGTGCTTTTATATCCGTGTAAATGATATCCATCACCAGGGTGATCATACAACCAGTCTAACATTTTGTTTACAATTCCTGATTGATTGCGTGACATTAAATCATTCCACGTTATGATTACTTCGGTCCATTTTGGCGGAGGCCAACAATCAAACTTTTTCATTATGATCTATTATGGAATATCGGACCCGTTATCTAGTAGACCAGGACCATACTCTACCATATTCCATCGATAATTATTCCATTTAGAATTAATACGCATTAGTGCGAATCTTCTTATATCATGATAAAATAGTTCTGCATTGGTATGTTGGGTCATGCCGTCCACTAAACAATGAAAACTACTGCCTACGCAATGTATTTCTTTGGCATTTTTAATAAGTTCCACATACTGCATCATGTCATCTGTGATGTCAGGAGTGACTTCAATTATTCGATAATCAGGGAGTCCTTTGATTTTTCTAAAACAATCAACATCCATTGGAAATCCTCCGGGTAGTTCAGGAGACGGTCTACGATGTATCAAGATGTATGGATCTCCTTGGGATAACTTATCATGCAGTTCTTTGGCTCCCTCCACAAATCCAGGTACTCTAAAATACTTGTATCTGGTACTATAAGGAAGTTCATACCAATCATAAACAAAAAGATCCCAATAGGGGTGAACCAGTATATTTTTATAAATTATTGATGGACTCGACTCGTTAGCGCGTATGCGAGAAAGATTATTTTGCATCACATAGCGATTTTCATCATCCAGACTGGTGATTTGAACTATTCGAACTCTAGGGTTTTCTTTGTAAAGTGAGGTCAATGTTTTGAAATGCCAAGGAAAAACAGAAAGATGCACCATTTCGCATCTATCAGAATAATAATTTACCATTCCGGACATTACCAAACAATCTCCAAGATACAATCTTCCTTGTATTAATATTTGATCAAATATTTGCATTTAAATTTACCTCTCCGCTATTTAAGCAGTATTTCCAGGGCAACTTAAATATTTTTGGAAGATCTACAAAGCTAGGAGTATTGTATCTATTAATAATATAGCAATCAATATTTTTTGAACAATAAACTTCGGCCAAATAACAAATGGATGTATCAATCGTTATAATGCGACTGGCGTTCTTTATAACCATAATCCAATCAAAAAAAGAATATCCTTCTATGTTAATTAATCTAATATTTTTACCCGGAGCATCATTGATTGATATATGTTCCGAACTGCTCTTTTCATTAATTAAAGTGTATTTTTCTCCATCACTTAATCCTAAAATATCATAAAACAGTTTATATTCTGTTTCAATATTCCTATTAATTTTTACGTATTTTTGCCAATCATTGTAATCAACATCTGAAACAGCATATTTGGATGTCATCATCTCATTTGAATCAATTGTTGACGGACCGCAGGAAAGATACACAAAATCCAAAGCATGCACAGGTCGCCTGAATAACGCATCTGTAGATTGCATCAAATAGGTAATTTGATCGCTGTGCTCAAATGGTTCAATAACTTTTCTGTCGTTGGTAAGAACTACAAACTCTACATTGGATTGTTCAAAATAAGGAATAGCCCATTTGTAATGTTCAATAATGGGAAAAATAATTCGATATCCTAAGGATTTATAGTGATGTACAATTTTTTGCACAAAAATAATATCTCCCAATCCCTGTGGTTGATATACAAAGCAAGATTTCATAATTTATCCTTGGGTTTTTCTGTGGTCCATTGCCCATTTTTTAAAAATAATTTCGGGAATGGTATTATAATTTTATCTCTAGCAGCCTTTTCTTTGTTTTTCTTATCTATATAAGGCTGGATATTAACTATTTTTTTACTCACCACCACCTCAACAAAAACATGCTGGCCTGTTTTTCTGTTCTAAAAGTAAAAAAAGTAATTCCAAAATTACTGGCAATTGACCAAATACAATCGGGCATTTTCCCAAGATCCCCCCACATGCCTGGACCTAGATTTTCTGTGCACCATTTTTCCATATCGGCCTGTAAATGATAATATTCTCTATCTAACTTTACACTGATCATTTAAATCTCGAAAGTAAAATGTGGATCAAATCCGTTGTCTGCTTCATAGGGCACATAGCCCCGCGGATTGCACAAAACTCGTGTGTTTCCAATTTTATAGTCAAAAGGTGTATGTGTGTGGCCGTGGGTCCAGGTGTGTATATTAGGATGATCCAAGATAAAATCATCAAGATCGCTAACATAGCCGCCATTCATGTGATAATCATGCTTGTAGGTTTCATGGATGCTTTGACGGCTGGGCGCGTGATGTGTCATTACCACGAACGGCTTGTGAGCATGCTCTTCCAGCGTTTTCTTGAAATACTCCAGAGTGGTGCGGTGGACTCCCTGGGTATAGTCCGTAGTCAGCTTGTGATATTCTTGCTTGCTGTTTAACATTGTGATGGCACGATAATCGTTCATGTTCTGTTTTATAGCCAGTGCAGATACGGGATCTCCTCGGTTCACATCAGTCCACAGAGTGGCACCCATGAACATCACGCCCTCGTATTCCACTGCTTGGTTTTCCAAGATGCTCACGTTGGCGGGCATCATGGATTCCAATAGCTGTTTGGTCTCGTGGTATTTGCCTCGATAGTGTTCGTGATTGCCCATCACATAAAACACCTTTTGGTATTTGGCACATTCATGGAGGAAAAAATCCCAGCAGCGATGTTCAACAGAAGGCACATGGCTACACAGTTCGGCGGCGCGAAAGTGATTCTGCACATGCCTTGACTCAGCAATATCTCCACCCAAGATTAAAACTTCTCCGCCAGACAATTCTTGATAGGCCATTTCTAAATGCAGATCAGAAACCAAGGAAATTTTCATTTGTTATGGGATTCCTTAATGGTGCTGATCAATCTCTCTTGATCTTTTTGATACTGTGCATATGAAAATTTAATACCATCCCATACAATAAAATACAATACAATCACAATCGCCATTGCTTCGGTGATGTCATACAGTTCTAGAGCAGCTTTCTTATATCCAAGCAGTGCAATTATCACTGTTAAAATCATTAAAAGTGCATTAATTAAAAAAAACTTTGCATATAGCTCAAATTTATTCCATTGCCATTTGATAAAATGCCAAATTTTCACAGCAAACTCCTAAAGATCTAAGATTATGCAAGTGTAAATGAAAATTGCATAATAGTCAATCGATAAATATTTATAAGGAGCTATTATGGAAAAAATTAAAAAGGCATTTTGGTTTACAATGGGCATATTGTTTTTAGGCATTGCCTATCTAGGGACATTTGTACCCGGGTTACCATGGAGTACTCCCAGTTTAGTAGCAGCATGGTGTTTCAGCAAAAGCTCCAAACGTTTCCATGATTACATGCTGAACCATAAGTTGTTTGGTCCATTTATTAAAAATTGGTCACAGGGTCGTGTATTTCCCACATTGGCCAAATGGGCCATGTTTTTAAGTATGGATTTCAGTTTAATATTGATCTATTGGAAAAATCATAATTGGAAATTGTGTCTAGGACTGGGCTTATTCTTTGCTTTGATAATACTGTGGGCTGCAAAACTGCCAGGCAGCCGGGCTGAATCTGATCGCAGAATAGCTCAAGGTAAAAAATTAGGTTGGTTTAAGTAATATTAAAATATTCATAATGTTTTTCCAAAGTCCAATCATGCGGGTTCTCAATTAGTTGTCCGTAAGCGGTTTCATAAGTTGCATCAAAAATTGCAGTATATCTATCAAAAAAGTTCCATAGGCTAGGTGTCTTACTAGCCCATCCGGTTTTTTTAAGACTTTTATGATGTTCGTGATGCAGAAGGCATGTGGGAGGATTCATGGCTTGTGCAATGGTGAGCTTTCCTTGTATCAACATATCTCGTATCTTGGCCTGAGGAATCACATGCTCAAAATCGCAATCATTTTTATCAACGCCGCATTGGCGATAATGCGATCCAATTTGAAACTCAATAGTATATGATTGATATCTACGCAAATAAAGATCAATGCCATCGCGCACCAATCTGGCCTTTTGATCAATCGACTCAAGTGCTCGATATATATCTACCAATCTCGAAACTTCTGATTGTATATGCTCTTGTGTTTGTTGGTATCCTAAATCACTGCGTGTAATCTTTGGATAGGGCGGCTGATCAAAAGATTCTACTAACAATTGAAATTGTGTTTTCATTTTTTAAGGGACTTGTAAACATTTTGTACTCCGATAGCCTGTCGTATAGCATCCTGCAAGGCATCGTGTTTGCTTTCCTGAGGCATATCAGGATCATGACCAAGATCAAAAATAGTTCTGGTATCACGGATCTGCCAGAAGCTCCAGGGAGGAGTTCTTTTTAATTGACGGTAAAGATTTTCCAAAATCACGATATCAAATACGGAACCATGTGACCAAAATCCTTTACATCCCCATGCAAATTTATGGAATTTATCTATGGCATCAGCTACAGGCACTCGATCATGATCACTAAAAGCTTCTTCCATGATTGCAGGATCTTGTTTGGCCCACCAATCTAATGTATTAGGATCAATGTATCTTTTCAATTTGTCTTGATCGTCAAGATTAAATCGCATGTACAGTTTTTCTCCCATGACGTGTGACATAGGATCAAAATGCACAGCTCCGAGAGTTAAAATGGCTGCATCAGGAGACACAGCCAACGTCTCTAAATCCACCATCAAATGTTTTGACATTGATCTTTTCCGTTTAAATTAATATTTGTATTTTATTATATCTAAGGAAATTTGTCAAATTAATGTTTATCTTGTTGATTTTGGAAGATTTTGATCTCTAAGTTTTTTCTTCCATCTGGCTCTAGCAGCCGCTGCTTTTCTCTTTCTCATAGTGGTTGGCTTTTCATACTCTTGTCTTTTGAGTACTTCCATTAATCGGCCACTTTCCTCAATTTTCTTTTTGAGTTTTCTCAAAGCGCCATCCACGTTGCCATCCTTTACAAATATTTTCATGATATTTTTTCTACTTTATTTTTGTTAAAAATCAATGTCGCGGGCCCACCGTCCACTGTGTCTTTACTTATCACTAGTTTGGTTAATCCTCGTTCAACCAAATCCACTGCATCAAATTGATAAGGTAACAGTATTTTTTCTAGGATATTTTTTAGCCCACGCGCATTTGTTTTCATATTTTTAGCTTTTTCCGCGATGGCTGTAAGTGCATCTTGGTCAAAGTCTATCTCAATGCCGTCCAAATTAAAGAGGTATTTATACTGCAATATCAAACTGTTTTTGGGTTCTTTGAGTATTCTTACCAAATCTGACACAACCAATTCTTCTACATGAGTGATTAGACCAAATCTGCCAACAAACTCGGGAATCATTCCGTATGTGACAAGATCTTTAGTTTCAGTCTTGTCCCAGTTTTTATCTTCTTTCTTGCTTGAAGTAACAACAGCATTGAAGCCCACGGATGTTGATGTAGATCCTAATCTTTTGCTTATAATTTTGTCTAGACCAACAAAGGCGCCACCGCAGATAAACAGTATGCTGCTGGTATCAATTTCGGCCATATCCCCTCGGGGATGTTTTCTCTTTCCCGAAGTGGGCACACGTACCACAGTGCCTTCGATCATTTTCAATAAACCCTGCTGCACACCCTCGCCGCCTACATCTCTAGTTAAACTGGTGCTTTCCCCTTTGCGACTGAGCTTGTCAATTTCGTCAATGTAAATAATGCCGTTTTTTACTTTTTCAAGGTCACCATCGGCCACTGACATCAATCGATTAAGTACACTTTCCACATCATCGCCCACGTAGCCTGCTTCGGTAATACTGGTAGCATCACAAATGGCAAACGGTACATCTAGATAATCTGCTAATTTTTTTGCCAGCATGGTTTTTCCGCAGCCGGTTGGTCCCAACATAAGCACATTGGTTTTTTCTAGTTGTATATCTTTGCTGGGATTAGAAATACGCTTAAAGTGTTGGCACACTGCCACGCTTAAAACCATTTTTGCATATTCTTGACCAATCACATACTCATCCAAGTATTCTTTGATCTTGGCCGGGTTGAGTACAGCAGTTCCATCATCGGGTGAGAATTTTTTAATTTTTTCTTCTTCTAATATGCTCACGCAAAGTTCAATGCAATCATTACAAATTGCAGAGGTATCGCCAACAATTAACTTGCCAACATCCTCTTTTGATTTACCGCAAAAGTCACAGGCATGTGTTTTATTCTTTTCCACTAAAAATCCTTTCTAAAAAATCAACGGCGTCAGTAACTCTATTAAGATTAATATGGCTATATAGTTCAGCAACATTTACATCGTTGGTGCTGTAAAAGACATTTGATTTTGATAAAATATAGCCAGCCAGATAACTTGTTACAGCTGACATATTGTTCAGGTTACAATATTTAAAATTGGCACTAGACAATGAATGCAATACCCAAGCAACATTTGGCTCTCCTTGATAAAAATAAATATTGATACTCAAATCAATGTTTTTTAACCAATGTATTACATCATCTTGTTCTTTTTCAGTTAGGTCAAAAAACAAAATGCTTTCTTGATCGTTTTGGTAAATGTCCGGCGGAGTTACCAGTGTTATGTTAGCCGGCATTGTTGGGCTCGTTGTGTGACGCTTTCAAACGATCTTCCATTTCTTTAATTTTTTCTCTAGATGCTTCTTGGTATTCTTTTTCAGAAATAATTTTGCTTATATTCTTCCATTTTCCGCTATCGAGCTGTTCTTCATTTTGAACATATGTTGATACTTTATTGTTGGTAATCGATGTGTCTTGATTATCGGCCACTGGCGTCTCATGATCAGTTGATGATGTGGCATTGTATGCCTCTGACATCATTAAAAAACTGTGTTGGCTTGCCAGCAGCATTATGATTGCCAAAGGATCAAAAACTAAAATTAATGCCAAAATTACCCACACCACAGCTTTTTCTAGCACAGTTTGATCTGTACTGCCATAAAAAAAAGCTGCAATATATTTAATTGGTCCTACTTCGGCCTCGACTTTGCGTGATTCCGCAGCTATGGGTGCTCGATCTTCATTTAATTTAGAGATAGTGCTTTGTGATTTTGAGATTTCTTCGTATAATCTGGCACGCTCCTTTGACTGTGATTTTCTTAAAAAAACAGCGCGATCAGCACCGTGTGCATCAGATGACCTACTCATAAGCTGGTCAACACCAGCGTCCAGTTGTTGTAATGCTTTTCGATTGGTTTCAATATTTTCTTTTTCAACAGCAATTTTTTCATCATAGACTGCAATTTTTGCAGACACATCGCCGCTTACCAAACTTTGATCGCTATGTGCGCGACTCAAAAAACCAAAAATACCCATGCTGGTAATCAACATGAGTACTACAACAGCAGCAACAAGATAGGATTTAATTGTGAGGGGAGCTATTTTCCAATTTTGTTTGAGCCAAACTGTGGCTATCAGTTTACTGATTTCCAATGCCACGCCCATAATAATAATTGGAATGGCAGCCGCAGAAAATATAGCTGTTAGACCAGCCACTGAATAATACACCGCAACTGCAGAGATAGAAAGCCCACTTAAAAGAGTAAGATAGGCTATGATTTTGTTAGTTAATGAGTTATTCATGAAATTATTTATTGTTATCTAACAACTGTTTGTTAAAAACTAACCGCGACTTTCATTTTGATAAATGCAAAAAACCTAGTTCCTCCTCATTTTAGAAATTTCCTCTGCTTCTTTTTGTGAAGACACCGGCTGCAAACAAGACTTATGTAGGACAGCTATGCCAATGATGCGTGTTCCTGTATATCGAGGAGTGTGTGGTTTGGCACAGACCGCCCATGTGGGTTCATGACTGACCACTTCCTGTTTGATGTGATCTTGATAGCGGGTATTGTTGTTGGCCAAGCCAACAAGAGCTGTGCGATTGTTTGCAGCAGGCTTGGCCTTCTTTGCTGCGATGCCATGGGCTTGATAGAGAGCCTGCTGCTGCTGCTGTGCCAATTCAGCACGACGCTTGTGTTCGGCAGATGCCCATTTCTTTTTGCCTTTTTTCTTACCTGTGGTAGAAAGCCATGGTCCAACTAGATGCATGCTCATTTAAATGTGCCCTCGTGAAAAGCCGATCATTAAATTAAATTATTCGTAAGAGTAAAGGAAGCCAGCTGCCGTACAATTCGGTTGACCAAGATACATGATTCAACCCACTTTCGGCATCGGCAACATAGGGATTCACTGTTTTTCCAAAATCCAGTAGCATTTGCGAAAGCGTTGTAAGACCTAAAAAGCGCATTAGCAGTAGTTCCTGCTGACATATCTTATTCCTTACTTTGTATATAATACAAGTTTAGAGTTGATATGTCAACTGGGTTATCTAATTGTGGTCCATCTAGTGGTAAATGGTTTACCGGTACGCTGTCTTTTAAAATTCTTGACAAAACTTTTCTGGAATAATTTGTTGTTATTCTTTTCGATACAGGTCTTAGTTTTTATAAATTTATTTGTATTCATTACCGTATCCTCTAGTTGTAATATTCTGTAAACCGTTATGTTTTGCTTCTTACATACCTTGCGATTTTATCTGCTACATCAATTTCACAATAGGTTTCAAATCCCTTAAATCCCGGATTTGAATTGGCCTCGCACACACGGAATCCCGCCTTGTCAAAAAGCAAATCAATTCCTGCTATCTCTAGGCCAAGACATCCAGCTGTGCTCAAGGCCATAGTCTCAATTTCTTCAGTCACTGGATATGGGCATCCTGTTCCGCCACTGCTGATATTGGCTCGGAAATCACCTTCCGGGGCTGTGCGTTTCATAGCACCTATCACTTTGCCGCCAATGACCAACACTCTTAAATCTTCGCCTGGACGCTCACCCATATATTCCTGTACCAGGATTGATTTCTTTCCACCCAGATTATCAATCAATTCCATGAGTTTCTTAAAATCTTTTTCTTTTTCACAAAGATAAACGCCTTCACCATAGCTGCCAGTAACCACTTTGACCACGCACGGAAACCCAATGTTGTTGGCAACTAAAAATTGATCAATTGGAAAACGAACCATCATGGTATTGGGAATTGCAATTTTGTTCCTGCTTAGAATCTGACTGGTACGCAGTTTATCTTTTACGATTTCAATGGAGTTACTGCTATTGATGCAGGTAACTCCGGATTGCTCCAGATGCCGGATAACAGCCAATTGAAAAGGGGTTATTCCTGCCCCCATCCTGACCAATACCATCTGGGGTAATTCTATCCTTTCGCCTTGATAATTCACACCCTTGGTCAAATCTCCATCAACGATTAGATCAAAATCATTGGGGTTACAAACTTTAACGACACATCCTTGATTGGTAAAACTTTCTACCAATCGTTCTGTTTCATGTTCGTCTCGATCCTGTTTTGAAAGTATTAGCATTGTCATTTGATTTGTCTGTCCGTAAGTTAAACACAGTTGATATTTGATTTCAAATATATTTAAACATTTTATAATGTGATTTATATGACAACTTAAATTAAAATAGTTTCTCCGCTATTTAAATAAATAAAGTTATGAAGAAAAAAATTTTAAAATACTTGAAAGAATCATCGTTAAAAAAGAAATTAATCTTCAGTTTACATAAAGCTCCATGGTTTAATCAATTGGAAAATAAATTTAATCAAATGAATTTACCAGAGGAATGGAATCTGCAAAGAAAATTATGGCATTATTGGAAAGATACCAACATTATTCCATTATGTCCTATTTCAGGACTAGAAAGGAAATGGAGAGCCGGCGATGCTATTGAAAAAATAGATATTCCGGGCATGAGCGAAGGATATAGCATGTTTGCCAATCATAAAGTTGCAGGAAAAGGAAATGTTGATATTCAAAGGAAATCTCTTGTAGAAAAATATGGCAAAGATATTACTAATTCAATGTATATACCCGGAGTAATGGAAAAAAGGAAAAAACATTTTTTAGAAAAGTACGGAGTAGAAAATCCTAGTAGTAACGATCAAGTAAAACAAAAAAGAGTTGATACCATGTTAAAAAAATACGGTATAGAACATAATTTTATCGGATGGCAAGAAAAACAATTTGCAAAATATGGAGTATATAATCCTGTTCATATACCGGAAATAGCTGAAAAACTTTGCTACAATAGATTCAAGAAAAGAAAAAAATACGTTTTATCTAACGGTGAAATCATATATCTACAAGGGTATGAACCGTATGGATTTGATTATTTAAAGACCAAGTTTCTAGAAAATCAAATAAAATATCGTAAAAAAGATATGCCAGAACTATGGTATGAATGGCAAGGAAAAACTCGTAGATACTATTGTGATTTCTTTGTTCCTGACGATAATTTAGTTGTAGAAATTAAAAGTTTATTCACTTTGAGCCGGGATTTTGATATAGTAAAACAGAAAATCCTTTCTTCTCAAACCAACGGACACAAAGTTCTCCTGTTAGTATTTGATCAGTCTGGCGATCTAATACTTGGAAAGGACGCCATTCATTTTCTTCTAAATGAATAAGAACCCAATCCCCGTCGTGAGTTTCAATTAATCCAGAAAGACTTTCTACAAAATCACCATCATTTAAATACCAAATATTTTCAACTCGTTTTATTTCAGGATTATGTATATGACCACAAATCACTCCGTCAAATCCTCTCTTCTTGCAATAGTCAGCTAGATTGTTTTCAAATCTAAACATAAAATCTACCGCCTTTTTGACTCGATGTTTTAAGAACTTACTTAAAGACCAGTAACCAAACCCCATCTTTCTACGTAACCAATTAAACTTGGAATTGAGACGTAATATATAATCATATGCTTTATCTCCCAGGAAGGAAATCCAAGGAGCCAATTTAGTAATACCATCAAATAAATCACCGTGAGTAACAAGGTAGCGATAGCCATCTAGACCCATGTGTTCAGTTTGATTTACAACCTCGATCCTGCCAAAACTTAGCCCATATGGAATCATGGGTCTCAAAAATTCATCATGATTACCAGCCACGTACACTATTCTTGTATGGTGCTTGCTGTGTTGCAATATTCTTTTGACCACATTGGTATGACTCTGTTTCCACCGCCATTTATTTTGTTGTATACGCCATGCATCAATTATATCACCCACTAGATACAAAGTTTCGCATGTGTTATTTTTGAGGAAATGGTCTAGTTCTTCGGCTTTGCAATCAAGAGTTCCAAGATGTATATCACTAATAAAAATACTACGATAAGTTTTTTTCATACCTATATTTAAGCAGAAAACTATTGCATTAGTATTACGGCGTTCATAAAAAAAGGCTACCTAGGTAGCCTTTTTATTGATAGTTTTAACGATTGATTAAAACTTGACCTTGACACCAGCAAACAGCTGATTGCCATTTAGATCCTTGACGCGATCCTGGCCAAACTGATAACGATAGTCGGCAGTGGCTACCACATGCTTGACCAAAACAACTTCGGCGCCCACACCGGCAAGCACAGCATAACCGTTGGTTGCCACAGCCTCATTGTCAAGATAAGCTCCGCCAACCTTGGGAACCAGGGTCACGTTGCCCACGTTCACGAGATCATAGGAAGCCACCACACTGTAGCGATTGCCTACTCGAGTGGTACGATTGTCACGATCATACCCGCCGGTAACGCCAACAGCGCCCATCTTCTCACCCACAGTAACGCCGTAGGAAACAGCACCAGGTCCCGAAGTGTTGAAACCGGCATTTACGCCCAGTTCAACAGCGGATGCAGTGCCCATTGCAGTTGCCAACATTGTTGCTAGAATTAACTTCTTCATTTAAATTACCTCTTTATTTTTAAAAACGCTATAGTTTATATAGCTTGTACTATTATATATCTCTTTTATCTCAAAGTCAAGCAGAATCAGGATCTAGGATTGTAGTTTCCTGGTTTTCCGCTTCTTGATCACAGGAGCATCATGCATGTGATTGATGACCACGTTGTTCAAATAAACCTGACCAAACAGCATGGTCCAACGACCATGGGCGGTGTTTAAATACCACCCTGAGTAGTCCATGATTTCAAATCCTGCAATTTCTAAACGAGTTTTGAGATCCTGTAAGGAATTTATGCCTTGCACGACCCTAGCCCACCAACACTTTGGCCACACTGTTCATGACAGCAGCGATTCGTCCAACGTCACGAAGCTGTTCCACAGTGTATCCTTCTGCTCGCAGTGTGTCATAGTGCGCCTTGACGCAAAAATGACATTTGCCCACAATGCTGGCTGCTAGGCTAAATGCCTCAAAGTTGGCCTTGCTGGTGCCCCCGTGCGTGACAATGGAGTTCATGCGCAACTGTGCAGGAAGTCCTGACAGTTGCGGATCATTGGTCATTTCCACGTAGGGATACCAGGTATTGGTCATTGCCATTAAACTGGCAGCCGTCATGGCAGCATCGGCATGAATCGGGTCATCGCTCAACAGGGCCGACAATACTTTGCCATTGCCGGCAGCGGCCAAAGCTGCTACTGCACAGCCCATGGCCACTTCAGGCGTCAGTGTGCTTCTCAGCAACACCGCATCGAGATTGAGCCTGATGTCTTTGGCGTAATCCGGCAAAGAATTCTTGACTGTTTCAATAAAACTCATGACGTTTCTCCTTATACCGACAGTGTTTGGCCGCCAATGGCACGATTACATGCACAAAGTTCTCCCGTTTGGCAGGAATCCAATACACGAAGTGTTTCTTCAGGATTTCGACCCACATCCAAGTTGTTGACAGTGACATGCTGAATAACATTGTTGGGATCAACGACAAATGTGGCACGCAGAGCGGCGCCAGCAGGAGCATAGAACGCGCCCAATTGATTGATAAGGCTGCGTTCGTCCCGCGCGGTATCTGCAAACTGTGTATGGGTAATCTTGGCCAAATCTGGATGAGCCTTCTGCCAAGCCACCTTGCAGAATTCATTATCGGTACTGCCGGTGAGCAGCACTGCATCGCGATCGGCAAAATCCTGATTTAGTTTGTCGTAGGCCACGATCTCTGAAGGGCAAACAAAGGTAAAGTCCTTCGGGTAGTAAACAATCACCTTCCACTTGCCTGCAAAACTGTTTTGGTCGATGGTAAAGAAAGCATCATCCGGCTGTCCCGGTTTGACTCCAACAATCTCAAACGCTTCTAACGTATCTCCTACTGTTTTCATGGTAATCCCCTATTGTGTGTAGTTGTGTGTTAATACCTATTATTAACTATCACACTAATTTAGCATTTTATACACACTAAATCTATGGATTTTTGATGGTTTTTCAATACTTTGATTCTATTGCAGCAATAGGCAATGTCTATTGAAAAATAAAAATAATAGGAGCCGAAGCTCCTATTACTAACCTTTCTGTTACCAAGCGGTTAACTCTGGAAAACTACACCGTTATTAGGCGGCTAGTGCCATGTGGTAATTGCTATCGTTTGCATTTACTTTTTTTTGTGCTGATTACGTCAGTCACCTTTCGGACGCATTGAGTGTATTACGCAGCCTGTCGAAACCGATATGCCCCATAGTTGGTGGAGCATCGGGGAATCGAACCCCGGTCCAAACTGATTTTAGTTCAATGTTTACGTCGTTTATGAGTTGCGTCCAAAACGCTTTTAGCTAAGAGTTTACTACCATTAAGCGTATTTATAACAGCTTAATGATCAAAAAGCAATGGATATTACCGTTATTTTTTAAAACAATGGATTGATATCATAGTGAGTAAAACTCCTATGGTGCCTACTGAACACACAATAATGCCGGTGGTGATTGATAGATATAGTGCCATGATAGTGACCTCCGTTAGTTAATCACAAAAATATTTATACGGCTTCATTTCGTAATAAAACTGTAATATAATTATTTATGTTGAAAGAGATCTAGAGCAGCAATTTAGGGATGCTGTCAACCTAGCGAATTCCCCGGGGCGTTGACATCCTTCGCTTGGACTCGTTGAAGCCTTGCACCCAACCAACTGTTACACAGTTTACCCCCGCCGGATCATGAATATTTAGTTTGGGATAGGGCCGGATTGATTGGCATAACAAAGCCCAAAAGGAACGGGTATGATGGGAAGGGTAAAATTTATATTGAATATGGACAGTATCTTGGCAATTTCTCTTATGAATTTCTTTATGAGATTGACACAGAAATTATTGATGTAATTTTTCATGTCAGTCAACAGTTTTTCAAAATCCACATTGGGAATACTGACTCTGATGTTGATCGGCAATACCCAATCCAGGGGAAATCCAATTATGGGCAATTTGAAATGTTGAATGGCATTGATCAGTTCCTGATAGGTCACTTCGGCTTTGTTATAAAGTTTTTTAGCAAATGCTACCAAAGCATCATGTATTTGCTGTATGGTAGGAGGGTTGATCAGTAGATCGATGATTTTGCCCAAAACGGTCTTGATAAGGTTTTTCAACAATAGCGATAATGTGGGAATGCCATAAGTGATCAGATCATAGGCTTCCAATCCAATTTCAATAATAGTGAGTATCTTTTCAATTTTTTGAAATAACAGTCCCATCAAACTGTAAAAGATTTTTTCTACCAAGGCTTCAATTTCCAGTTCTATACTTTGTATATTGATAAAAAATGGAAAAGGAATACCCAATGTTTTCAATATGGCCAATAGCTTGTCTTTTCCTTTATGATACAGTTCTGTTACCGCAGCTTTGATTTTTTCGTACAAATTGGGATCAAACAGATCACTGATATGAAGATTCAAAACAGGTAGTTTTAAATCTAAAATGGCCAACCCAAATCTTTTTAATGCGTTATATAAAGCGTACAGCGCTGTCCAAACAGGATTCAATATTGATTGTAGCAAATAGTTATAGAGCCTTGATACGATTTTTTTAATATCTGTTATGGGGTCTATCACAAATTTGGTGTTGCAGGTAATACCCAGCAAGGGTACAGATATACCCACCACCTTGGCCACAGTGCCTGTACTTGTGCTATTGGCAACGGCTGATTGCAATGAATCAAAGATACCCTGCATGGTAAACGAGCCTGCTAGATTTATGTGTAAAACAGGTTTTTCATGCAGGGTCAAATGTATTGCAGATGCCAGTGACATTGTGATTACTTGGCCAACGCTATTCCGGTGGTGCCTTCAATATATTGATCGGCATAGTCCTGTATGGCAGGAACACACACAATGATTTGTGTCTTTGGAAGATCAACCATGTTGCATACGCCGGTGTTGATCCAGGGAATTAATCCAATATTGCCAGCACGATCCACAATTACCACACGCATGGGCTTGGAAACTGTAACGGTGTCAGCGTTATCACTTTCAAATCTTGCCAACAGCTCTCCATCATTGGTCAATTTGACACTTACTACATCACCTTCACGATGTGATTTTTTGATTAACATCATATCTCCTTTTATAATTCGCCACTTTCGGCCATCTTGAGCATGAGACTGTAGTGCTCATATGCTTTTTTCACGGCCGGGTATTTGTCCTTAAACAACTGTTCTTGTTTCTTTTGTTCCATTAGGGCTTCAAACATATTGAAATGACCGTGGCGCACCAGATTATTAAAAACCTGTGCTTCAAATTTTGCCAGGCTTTCTAGCTCACTCTCAGATATTTCGACTGTATAAAGTCTCTCTGTTTCCAGTTCGGGGGCCAGTTCTTTGGTCATGTTATAGTCGTGGGAATATTGAAAATAAGCAACATTTTGTTTGGTCCATATGTGTGCACGTTTACTTTTGTCAAGTATTTTTATCCCGTGTTTTTCAAGCCATGATTCTAGCAGGTCTTGTTGACTCATGGTTTCAACCTACGAATGTCATTTTTGCGGCGACTGTTTTCTTGTTCTAAAAAAGCCAAACGACGCAGAATTAGATTTAGAGCCTGCGCCTGTTTCTTCAGTTGCTGTTCCATTTCTTCGACTCGCGCTTGGGGTGTTTTCATCTAAATTAATCTGCTAAAAAATACTTAAGTTCTGTGTAGCCGCCAATCAGCTCTTCGTTGATAAAGATTTGAGGAACTGACCGTGCCGTAGGCACTTGTTCTAAAAGATCTTCCTTGCTATACCCATCTCCAATCTTTCTTTCCTCAAATTCAATGCCTTTGATTTCTAATAGACTTTTTGCCTGTTCGCAATAGCTGCAATTACTTTTGCTCCAAATTATCACTTTCATTATTTTTCCTTTAGAGATCCGGTAGTTCATGGTAATTAATATCAGAACTCATAGCCCCTACTACATAATTGGTTGATTCAGTTTCTTGTAAAGCACTCTGTTTTTTATTGATTTGAGTATGTTTATTGAACCAAGGTATAGGATTTGACTTGGGATATTCTTCCAAATATTTGATTCCAATATCCTTCAATCTGGTAAAGGCGGTCCAATCCACAAAGTCCTTGAGGATATTGGAATTGAGTCCAATTACCACGCCCTTTTTAAAAAGATAATCGGCCCAACTTTTTTCTTCCTTGATCACTTCCATGTACATGGCATAAACTTCGTCACGGCATTCCTGTTCCAGTTTTACAAAGTCAGGATCATCCTTGCCTACATTGTTAATTATCCATGCAGTCCATTCGGCGTGTAACAATTCATCCTGCAATATCAAGCTGATGATGTTGCCGTTACCGATATAGATTTTATTTTCTACCATGGCCAGGCTGGTAGCAAAACTGACCATGAATCTAAACGCTTCCAGCGCATAGCTGGCGTTTAGTGCCAACCAGATAGCTCGTTTATGATCATGCACAGAAACCTTTTCTCCCAATTCTTTGCGACAATTCAAAGTATGCAGGTCTTCATAATATCGACCAATGTTGGCCGCCATGTCTATGATTTCTTTGGTATCGTGTATTTTGTTGAACTCATCTTTGGGAACGCCATACACATTGCGTATGATATGACTGTAGGACTTGCTGTGTATGTTTGTTTCAAAGAAACTCCACACATTGACAAGAGATTCCATTTCCGGAACACTAACTACTGGACTAAAGATCTGCGAAGGAGCGCGTCCTTGAATACTATCTAACGCAGTTTGTCTTAAGAGATTGCTGGTAAAAATATGTTTGACTGCATCACTGGCATCTTTATGATCCATCTTGTCTTTGGTAAGACTGATTTCTTCAGGAACCCAAAAAAAACCTCTTTGTAACTCCTCGAACTTGGCTATCTTGGGAAATCGAAATTCTTCAAATCGCTGAACAGTGACTGCCCCGTCAAGAAACATTTTTCTCTTGAGGTAATTGGTTTTATTTGTTAAATCGTATTGACCTTTACTCATGTTATATCCTTATAGTTTACAGGATTCGCATGAATCCTCATCCTCGATTGATTTAATAGGAACGATGACCTTTGTAACTTCGCTGTGTGTATTCAAAATATTCTTGCTGCCAGTTTTACTTATTAAACTGTAGTAGATGGTTTTCAACCCCCAACGATAGGCCAACATTAAATTTTTGGCGATCAGCGTGCCTGGAATCTTACCGTCCTTGAAATGTGCCGGAGAATAAAAGGTATTGGTAGAAATGCTTTGATCAATATAGGCAGCTAACACTGCAGCCGTTTTCAAGTATTCCACACAGTCCTTTTGATTCCACATCAATTGATATCTATTCTTTAGACGTTTGTATTCCGGCACTACCTGGACAAAGCTGCCCGCTTTGCTTTCCTTGACACTGATCAATTCCATAGGCATTTCAATACCATTGGTACTGTTAAGTACTACTGAACTGGATTCTACAGGAGCAATGGCCATTAGAGTAGCATTGCGTATGCCGTACTGTTTCATGTTAACCCGCAAATTTTCCCAGTCCAAATTGCCGCTGGGTTCAAAATTGGTAAGTTCGTCCACATTTGGGTTACGCCTTTCCCAAGGAAATATTCCTTGTCCGTAATAGGTATGTTGACTGCGTTTGCAGGATCCTCGCTCCTGTGCCAGTTCCACACTGATTTCGGTAAGATAAAAAGCCTGATGCTCCATCCATCGTTTGACTTCTTTGAGAGCAGATGATTCACCATATTTGAGATTGCGGCGTGCATGCCAATAGGCCAGATTGGTGATGCCAACTCCTAGTGGTTCAAAATCTTGATTGGCCAATTGGCTTTGCACAGATAGAAAGTCTTGATAGCTCAAAAGATTGCTCAAACTACGAACCAGCACTCGACAGGCCTTGCGCATCTGTTGAGGACTGGTAAAAGCTCCCCAATTGATTGATCCAAGAGTGCAAAGAGAGATCCTGCCGTTTTCGTCTTCAATACGTTGGAATGGACGAGTGGGCAACAAGATTTCTTGGCAGAGATTACTTTGATATATAGGATCAGTCAAGGTATTAAAGGGTCCTTGATTAATCACATTGTCAATATTGACAAGATAAATCCTGCCAGTATCTGTTCGTTCTTTGAGTATTCCATTTTTAAAGATTTCTTCAGCAGAAACCACTTTCTTCTTGACAAACTTATCCTGTTCGTAAAAATGATAAAGTTTCTCAAATTCCTTACTGTCTCTATAATAGGCCTCGTAAAGATCAGGAACCTCATGCGGATCAAACAATGTTATATTTTCATTGTTTTTGTAACGGCGCCAAAACAGTGATGATACCACTACTGAATAATCCATTTGTCGCACACGGTTTTCTTCGGTTCCTTGATTGTTTTTCAACACAATCAAATCTTCAAATTGAGCATGCCAAATTGGAAATGTCACAGTGCAACTGGCATTACGTATGCCACCTTGGCTATTGTGAGTCAGAACCATTGGGCCTTCTTTATTAGAAGATGCAAAAAATGTGTGAGTATCTTCTACCGTGATATCGATATAATTTTCATCATTGTCTTGCACAAAGTCAGCAGTTAATAACCTAGTGAATCCTCCTTCGGTTAATACTCGATCTTCAGTGTTAATAGTCTTTGGTAATTTTTGAACAAATGATCCCGTCTGATCCAGGCACATTATTGGATGATTTACGGAACAATTTAGTACTACACCATTTTCAAATTCCAATCGAACTTGGTCTTCTTGTTTGACAACAGTTTCCCATTTATTGGTAATTGTTTTAAAAACAATCGTGCCTGTTTCGTCTTTACTCTTAATCTTCATACCTACTGCTAGGTCTTTAATTTGAATTTTTTTAGTTTTTACTATTTTCATAATCTTCTTTTGTTATTGTTTCAATGTCGTTAAACTTAGTAGACATTTCAAATTGGCTGACCTTTAATACTGTTTTACCTCTAGTTTTTCTGTAATATTGATCTAGTAAATCTTTTGACTTAAAAAACTTACCGTCTACTTTGTAGAAAACTTTAGTGGCTAAATTAGCATAGTCATTCGAATTTGTTTGATATTCTTCTTTGCTTATTGTAACATTTTTTCTTTTAGGAATTGAGTAAACTGCTACATTCCCGGTATTATGATGCTCATATAACTTTTTATCGTAGTGTTCTTTTTTCACTAGTTTCCGTTCACCGGTGATCTTATCTACTACCGGTACTAGACCAAACGTGTTTCCTACATATCTACCATTTGAATTTTTAAATTTATCTTTGGTAATAGATACTCTTGATTTAGTAACGGTGTCATACGCAACTACTAATCCTTTTGTTATTCCTACATACCTGCTGTCACTATCAAACTCAGATTTTGGAATTCTACAAGTTTTCTCAGTAACAGTATCCAATGCTAAGACATAATCTTTAAATTCAGTAGAGTGAATATTAGGATCAAAGTCAGTAGTAAATATCTTTTTAATCCCTAATTCTGTTCGAATGTTCATCATGCCTTTTGAAACATGCATATGGTTTCCTGTAGCAAATTCTTCTACTGACACTCGATATGTGTTGCCTTCTATATCTTTACACAAAACCGAACCTGCTCCGCAGTTTGTTCCGCCGGCAGTAAGAGAATTTAAAAAACTAGGATTTCTACCAACTTGATGCTTTTGATGAAACGCTTTTTCTGCGACAAAGGCATCACTCCTAGTCTTAAAATATTCCACTCGGTATTCAAATGTATAGGGGAACTTTTTTAGTTTTTCTTTAAAATCTACTACAGTTGAACTAGTAAAATATTTTACCAGCAAATCGTGCTTATTGCTGCCTTCTACTCCACGAGACCCCGAATAAAACTTTCCAGTTTTGGCGTCTTTTAAAGTATAACAATAATAAGCAGAATTTGTTAGCATATTTGTTATTGATCCATTATATGATTCATTTAGATAATCTAGCATTTCGCATACCTCCATAGTATTTATGCTGGTATGCGAAAAACTATTACTTATCCTCAGAATCTCCTTCGTCTATAATTTCTACCCAAGTGTCAGGAGTTACACAACAACTACGTAGATCTGCGAACCATTTCTTTAAAAAGGGCACTAGTCCTGTATGTTTGATCTCGCCATTGCGAATTGGCGCCCCTAAGGGTCGTATTCTGCCTATTTCCAGACCAATTCCGGCTCGTTTTGATGCATATTTGGCCATCATTTCGCCGGCTGCAAAGATGCTGTCCAAAGTATCGTCACTGCTGATTAAAACGCAGCTGGAAAATTGTTTGGTAGTGGTTCCCAATCCGGCAAGCACAGGAGTGGCCAAGGTAAAATGGCCGTCGCTGGCACATTCATAATATTCTTTGACCAATTTCAATCTAGCATCTTTGGGCTCGGCATGGAACGCTGTGGCGGCTGCAACAGCGTATCGCACTTGGGGAGTTTCAAAAACCTGACCAGTGGCACGATTTTGCACTAGATATTTTTCTGTCAGCTGTGCGATAGCTGCATAGGTATAATCTTCGTCCTTGCTGTGATCTATAAAAAGATCAATGATATTCCATTCGTCTTCGGTATACCATTCTAAAAGAGCAGGAGTATACATGCCAAGTTCGATATTTTTTTTCACAATTGAGAAAAGTTTTGGAGGTGTGTAGGTTCCGTAAACTTCTTTTCGCAGCATGCTGACTCTTTGCCTGCCCGCCACATACTGATAATTGGTGTTGTTGATCTCGGGGTTTTCATTTTCGTCAATTAAATTTACCATGGCCTTGAGCAACAATTCATCTATGGTCTTGGTACTCATTCCATCATGCAGTTCCAACTGGGCTTTGATCTCAATCATTGACGGACTCACGCTGTCAATTCCTCTACAATCATACGCCACCTGTCTTTGGATTTTTGAAATGTCTAACGGTACTCTTTCTCCGTTACGTTTAACCACTGTGATCATTACTTCGACCTTTTATTATTTTAATAAACTATACTGACGCGATGATATTTACCTTGGAAAAATGACTTGAACCATATTTTCCAGATAAAGCGTTTGATCAATGTCTTGGGTATTAACTACCTCGCCTGGCGTGTAGTTTAAAATATCTATGCCATTTACAAAGACTAAATTATATAACTTTGTTTTAGAATAATCAACCATCGTTCTAACCTCAATTTGGTGATTTTTGAATGGTTCGCTGAGCTTGAGAGTGTATCCAATCATCAAAGCCAGAGTGAAGTCATCATAGCGATTTTCCACTATTATATCCCAAGGAGTGGGCCAATGTTTGAAATCGTAAGGATCCACTTTGTGATGATGAGCAATCATGGGAGCGTTGGCCCAAAATTTTGCTGTGGACTCCAAAGGATTT